CCCAAGTTGATCGCGAGAGTCTTACCCCTGTGGTGCGTAATCGTGTTTTCCAGTACCTCCTGGCTGTGGTGGTCGGGTGGCTTTTCCTCCTAGCGCTGTTGGCGACGGCGCTTGTATGGAAACTGGACTCTTGGTCATTGTTCCCTATGCCGGTTATCCTTTTGTTCGGAGCGGCCCTTTGCGACGGATTGTTCTACCGTTTCTATGGAGCTCGCACGCACAGGAGGTGGCACGAGTTGACGTTGGTCTGTTTGATAGTGGCCGTGGTGGGCTACGAAATCGCGCAGACCTTCCTCTTTGAGTGCTTCGGAGCTATCTACGGGTGGCTCCTTGCCGAATGGGTGCAACATGTGGCCAAGACGGTTTTGACGCACTGTGCTGCCATTGGTTGGTTCCTGGCAAGTGTAGTGCGCTTCGCTTTCGATCTTGTACTCGTGTACACGCTGAGACTGTGCGTGAACACGAAGCTCCGTTACCTGGTCCCTGAGACCTGGTACCGTGACGCGTTGACGGACGCAGTTCATCGATGGACAACGCGCCCTGCCGGACTGTCTTGCCGACAGCGGAGGACGCAGTTTATGGACTGCCCTTGTCCCCACATCCGTCCTAGTGTGAACCACACTCACGCTCAGGACGCTGCGGATCGCTCACGGGCCACAGCGATGGCACGAGCATTGGCCACCTCCTTTTGCAAGCCGCTTGCAGTCTATCAGAGCAGCAATGCAGATGAGAGGTTTGTGGAGCAGAGCGCTCCCTCCCACGGGATCCGTTTGATCCGATCGTACTATTTTGATAAAGACCTTGGTCTTAACCCGTATCCTGGCGGACTTACGGGGGATGACTCGGAGCTTGTCTTTTGGTGCGATGTAGCGGACTACCCCGACAACCTCCCTGAAATTCTGGCAGAGAAATTCAGTTCCCATGTCATGTACGTTTTCATCCCGGAGCAAGCTGGCAGAGTGAATAACTCCACCTTCTACTTCGAGGACGACAACCGGTTCACGACTATAGTCCCTGGCGGTGCTCAATACCGCCACTTTTTGTGGGACTGGGGAAATGACGTGGTGCGATGCAGCACCTGGCGACATACCACGGTTTATAACGTGGACCGCGTCAGGATCGCACCTAGCCGCTACATGGTGTGCCTGAACCCAATGGCGCACTGCGGATTCTTTGGCCTGGCATTTCTACGGTTGATTGAGGCGACAAACTTGCAGCGGATGAAGCCGGTTAAGGACGGCGTCGTGATGCTGCGGGTTATCGCCGAGGGGAAGGAGGAGTTCAGCCTGGGCATCCCGGGTCGTTCTACACATGTCAACGTACCTGGCTTCGTACTCGGTGGCTTAGAGAACCGGGCGAAGTCAGCTTCTGTGGCAATGACCACCAGCGCTATCCGGACCCATCTGCCCAATCCCTTGGGGGATCCAGATGTTACTCCGGATACGCAGCTGGAGGCCCTCACAAACTATCTCAACGTTGTCAGGACCAAGGAGATCTTCGGGAAGCCCCCTATGGTGTTCCCCGTAGCCTTGGCCAGCAACACGTACCAGTTCTTGGAGGGTAGGAACCCCAAGAACGGACAAGTTGAGAAGGTTGGTTGGGAGCCTGCAACCACTGTTGTGGTACCATTCATGGCGCCGTTTGTCACTGGTGCGGTCTGTTCACCCGATCGTACTAGAGTCAACGAGCTGCGCATGGCCAATGGGCGGATCATCGACCCACCGGTCAAGCGTGGCCCTCGACCCCTCCTGCCGGAAATGGCGGGATGGCAACAGGAGTTCTGTGATTTGTTCTTCAGCAAGTTGCACCACAGAATGCACCCCACTGACCTTAGTGAGGTGGAGCGCAGACAGTGCAGGCCTGGGCAGAAGGTGAAGCACCAAGCAGCAAGGGAAAGTGGAAGCAATTATGAGCCGCGACATGAGCTGTTCATGAAAGCTGAGCCTGCCCACAAGCTCGCTGATCCTCGAGCTATTGTGGACATGGACACCCGCTATCAGAGAGATGAAGCTCGTTACATCTATCCGGTGGCGGACCAAGTTCCTGAGGTGCTTGAGTGGTATACCTTCAAGAAGAATCCGAAAGAGATTAGCGAGAAAGTCGCCGATATTTGTGTTCACGCAAAGATCGGTGTCGACCTGGGTGACTATACCAGGATGGACGCGCATGTGACCCCGAACTTGCGCGCTTTCGAGCGATATCTAATGCTATACCTCTACCGCGAGTGCTATCACACTGAGCTGGAAGAGGTGTTGCGTGGATGTCATCACAATCGGATTCGGTCCAAGCGTGGAGTGAAGCTGACCACCGAGTACCAGCGCAACAGCGGCGAGATGGGCACTGGATTTTTCAACACCATGGACACCGGGTTTATTGCTTACTGTACCTACCGTAAGCAAGGCCTCAGCCCTAAGGAGGCCAAGGCCCGGATGGACAACGGAGTTCTCTGCGCGGGTGATGACACCATCTGTGCAGACATGGACGTAGAGATGCACTCAAAGGTCTCTGACATGTTTGGCATGGTCCTTGAAAAGAACTTCGTCCGGCGTGGCGAACGTGGAGTTATCTTCTTGAACCGGTATTACGGTAAAGGTGTTTGGTGTGGTGAAGCATCGAACATCACCGACCTGGCCCGGAGTCTGGAGAAATTCCACGTGACGCACAAGGTGGCTTGTGATCCAATCACCAAATTGCTGCAGAAGTGCCAGTCCTACGCTCTTACTGATAAGCGCACACCTATACTCGGGCCCTTCTCCCTAACAGTGCTCGACATGGCAACCATGTTGGACATTGAGATACCCGAGGACGAGTTCCGCATTCGTGCGTTCCGCGCTGGCTTTAGTGAGGAAGTCCAGTGGGTACAGACCGATACGGAATGGATGGTGAATGAGGTTGAGATCCAATGCCCTGGGATGTGCTTACGCACATTCGAGAGGGATCTCGAACGTATGAGGAGGGCGGCCCTGCTACGGGGCACTCTCGAGCCCTTCCTCTACCCCTCTGTTCTCCAAGTCAAGGAATTCCCGAAAGCGC